CTGTACCTGCTACGCCATAAGCATAGACCATCTTACCTTCATCCCAGGCATCAAACATGACCTTCTGGTTGTCAGTAAGTGGTTCAATCGGAAGCATGTAGTCTTCACTGATTGGTTTACGACGCTTCATTTGCTTCGCAGTCATACCTTGTCCAGGTGCTTTGGTAGTCTTCTTTCTAGCAGGCATATCAGTAGTTGTATTTGTCAGTAATAGTTTTGTTTCGTGGTGCTTTAGGGATCACTTTGTTTTTCATGATGTCTTTCCACCCAGGATGGGTCTTTGCCATCTTGTCTCTCCAGTCACCAACTTCACCAGAGGCAGGGCATGTGGAGGGATCACTCCAGTCTCTCTGCCAATCAGGATTATCTTTAGACCACTGTGACCACTCTGCCATGGTCATGCGAACATCTTTTTGTTCGCCAGTGACTTTATTAATAACTGGATACGTCGGCATCTTCTTTCTCCTTTTTGTTAAAACCAAATGGACCAGATAGTTTTTCTTCTAGTGCTTGCTTCAATGCAATGCCACCAATTGCTTCCATAACTTTGAGGACTTGTTCAGGTTTGACACCCTCCCCAAGTTCTTTAGCAACATAATCATACTTAGGCCAAAAGGTTTCGCCTGCTTTTTGATAGTCTTCAAGTGTAAGTAGTTTCATTGCCATTCAAGTGCTTCAGATACTGTAGGAAATTGTTCAATAAAGATTTGCTTACATGCGTCAGCAATATCCATGTGTTCTTTTTGTGTGCCATTCGCAGAGCGAAGGGAGATGTAATGGATCCATGAACGAACAGAACCAGACATGTAGATGCGAGTTGGTGTTGCCAAAGGAAGCACAAAACGAGCACACTCCTTTGCAATATCAGCGTCAAGCATTTCTTTGTAGAGTTTCATACCCTCTTCAAAGTGTCGCTTGATTTTGATCTCAAACTCTTGCTTAGTAAAAGGATCAATGTCATCAATAGAATTCTGACGGTTCTTTGTATCTTGACGACGAAGATCAAACAAAGGGATCTCATCTGCCAACATAGAACTGTCAGCATACCGCTGAGAAAACTCTTGATATGTAAACGAACGGTGCCTCAAAATTTGAGCTGCGATACCACGAGTGGTCTCGATCTCAAGTGTCATGAATGCTTGTTCAAACACAGACCAGTGTTGATGAGTGACGCAATACTTTAGTAGACCAGAAACCTTAGGGTTCTCCTGGTTGTTCGGGTTGCTCACTCTCGCCACGTACCCCATTGTCTTCTCCGCTTCGGGAGTTACTTGGATTAGACGGACTAGTCCATGTTGTTGCTTCATCTTTAAATCCTTTGCTCATCATTTCGCGTTTGCGTTTCAGACCCTGCTTTGCTGCACGAAGTTGCAACTTCATGTAGTGGATCTCCTCATCAGTATACAGCATAGGGTTCTTTTTAGCAAGTTTAATTGCTGTCTTTGCTGCTTTAATTGTATCCTTAAACCTCAATTTATCCTCCGTAATATGCTAGGTAATATTTTACAATGCCATCAGGTCTAACATTGCCTTGTGATACCCAGTCATGAGCACATTCATAAATTGATTTTTGTGAATACTCAGGTTCACCATTTGGTTTCATTTGGTGACCGAAACGAGCAAGTAACACACGAAGTGCTGCTTCTCTGTACTGTAGTTTCTCTTCACTGTACCGCCAATCAGTCGGGGTATCCGTCATCGTCATCTCTCCCTTCATAAAATCCAAAGTTTGGGTTGCCTACTTCTGTAGATCTGTAAGCATCAACATCAGAGTATACCTCACTCTCTAGTGCGTTGACAAGAGACTTGAGGTTCTTGACGATGAGTTTAAGTTTCTCTCGGTCCATCTATTTATTAGTATGGTATATTCCATTATACCATAAAAAAAGGAGGGCGTCTATGCCCTCCTATTAAATGCTGGTAGTGAATACTTTTCATCTAACCAGTCTCGCAAGTGAACTCGATAACAAGACCAGTATGTTACCCCTCTATACTTGAGTTGGTAACAACTTGGTGGTCTGCTGTCTTTATCCATATCATCGTAATGATATGTGTAATTCTCCATATCACTTCTGATAGGTGTGTCCGCGATAGCAGAAAGTACCGTGTACTGCATCAGCTTCACCATGATTGCACTCAAACTTGACACCACGATAGGTAGTCATAGCAATCTGTGCGTCATGAAGAGCAGCTGCCTTGTCGATCTGCTTTTTGATGAGAGTAAGTGTGTTCATTGTAGGTTCTCCTGAAATACTAGGGGTTTTTACTCCCGTTCCTTCAGTCGTTTGCGCCCCAGTAGCATTCTGGTACTGATTCCCTTACGGTCTCAACCAGTTCGATTTTAATCTGTTCTTCCATGTGCTCATGCTTTTTAATCCTGAGGATTAATGCATCAGCATCTGGACATGCCATTGATGAATACAAAAGTAATTCAAACATGGGGTGAACGCTCCGTTCCGCGACTTACTTGCGTCCTAAGTTAGAGTCTGATTGCATTGACCCTCCACCTTAGACCTAAAGTAACTTATCAAGTTATATTTAGATCTACGATCCAAGTTGTCATCCATAAGGATTTCAACTCGTTTCTGTAGGAACCTTTCACAACTCATGTGCCACCCATAAGGGTTGCCATCATTATGATGAGCGAGGGTCATCGCTAGCAGCGTTGCTAACATAGGATGAACGATGTGGTTATTATACCATAACTATATAGTGTGTGCAAATGGTAACATACGATACAGTTTATAATATTTTAATACTCCACAAGAATGTTTCCTGATAGTGTCGTACCAGTATTGCCAGGGAGCACCTCGTGTCCTACGAAGGAGGGGAACACAATCATACTGCCTGGTTCTAGATTAGGTCTGTAATCTAATGGAAATGATTTTGCATGATCACCCATTTGATTTTGGATCAATGCAAAAGATGGATTCATAAATGCTGTTCTGGATGTCACATCCTCGTAGATAATAAAACTCCACTGAGAGTTTGGGTGAATGTGATATCCTTGGTATGATCTAGGGTCGTATTTGTTACGCCACATACCAGTAAAGGTAATTTGTTTATACGAATCACCTAGATCGTATAGGAATGGTTCAATAACTTTCTTCAAATAATCCCAGGTGCTATTGCGAACTGTCAACCCACTATTGAATGTGGTAAGAACACCACTCTCCCAAGTGGGTTGAAATTCGCCACCAATGGTTTTGATTTTATTCAGTTTGATCTTAGTTTCAAAGACAGGAATAGCAAAGAGATCTTTTCTCATTTTTTCTTAGACGATCCAGGTGGATTCCATAGTTTAGGATTCATCTTACCCTTAGACTGAGTAAGATTTTTCACGATACCATAGGTGTCGTAGTAGTGATCAAAGATCTCAGATTGTTTGCCTGCCATTGTGATGTCCCAGCGAGTCTCCTCACCTACCTCATACTCTACTAGGAAAGCAGAGTATGGGAGAGTTGTATCTGTTGCTTGATCTGGGTCACAATTCTCATGGATGATGCGTATGCCTTTTCCCATCAGGAACGACCTCCCCACTGAATTTGTGGGAATGCCTCTTCAACACACTGCCTAGTGATCTTCCAACGCTTACCGAGTTCCTTGTCCTTAGCGAGGACCAAGACATTTGCTTCACCAGCATTAAGACCTTCGAGCATCTGAATAAACATCTGCTCTCGCTTAGTCTGCTTCACACTAGAACCACCCTTGAAGAAGTGGTGTAGAAGTCTCGCCTCTTTCTCCAAGACAGTATGCTCCGTGCCGTCAGGTGCCTCGTTCTTTCGATACGGAGGTTCCCCAGGTGGTAGGAGACTGACCACAGACTCATCAAAGTTGATGATCAGAACAGATCTGAGTGCCTGTGTGTTGTACTGTAGCAGGAGTTTTTTCTTTTCTGCTTTCGTCTTTGCGTTGGATACCTTTTGCAGCACCTCATGCATCAAAAGTTTCATCGTCGTAGTCCTCATCAATAAATTTCACTGAAAGTAATTCTTCATTAATTACCATGCCGTCTTCATCATACATCTCAGGATGCATTGCCATAGCTTCTTCTCTGGAGTAGAAGTAGTCATGCATGAAGTCCTTAGCGGTCCACCCTGCTACAATCCCGACACATAAAAACATGAATGATGCTGTTGCCGAGAAGAAAAGGATTGTTGCCGTTTCCATTGTTCCAACTCCTGTAGTGGTTTACCTACCCCACCTCAGTTCAAAGTTGAAATAAAACTTACGCTTGAGGAGGGTGAATGTTTTCTTTATCCCAAAACCCCTGTCGAGCTTGGGTTCGCTCGGTTTAGCCCTCCTTAACATGAGCTCTATGCCTCTATTTATGTGGAGATCGTTACTCTTTTTTGGCACTGACCAAACCTCTCTTAACTAGAAACTTAGCAGTCTCTACTAGACCACCAACAATTTCACCATCAATTATAACATACGGAAAGGATCCTACTTGAGGATGTTCTTTTCTGAATTGTTCTTTATTGTCTTTGTTGATTAGAATTACATCAGCATCAAGTTTAGCACGCTTGAATAATTCTTTCAACTGATCACAATAAAAACATCCTGGGGATGTATATGCTTTTATCTCCATAAAAAAAGGGGTGTTTCCACCCCTAGTATATCATAGAGCATTGCCTCGTGGCAACACTTCTTCAGGAAATACAAAAGATTCATGTGGTTGATCGATTGGTGCCAACCATGTACGAAGACCTTCGTTCAAAAGAATGTTCTTAGTGTAGAAAGT